ATTCGTGGCGGCTATAAATCCGCATTGGGCGGACGTGATGAAGACCACACCGTTACGATCTTTTTTACTCCAGACGACTACCTCGCCGCCGAAGCGTTGCACAACGCAATTACTGGTATTTCCAACAGTCGCGGCAGCGGAACTGACCGCGTGGTTTCGGCGGGTTGATTTTTTGCTTTTCCTTATAAGGGGGTTTGAGTGAGTAAGGGACAATTCAGTGGACACTATTTTGCGCAGCTGGGGCATGAGCGGTTGGCTGCGGTGATGCCGGGGATGCCCGCCGATGAGACGTGCGTGTTGCTGAAGTTGCATGTGCAGGCGGGGATTAGCCGTCAGCGGTTCGATCTGGCCGATGGGCATGTGACGCGGACGGGGAAAAAGATGAAGAAGGATGAGGTCGCGCGCTGGTTGGTGGATCTGACGCCGGGGCTGAGTGTGGTTCGTGCCCGCAAGGTGATTCTTTCTTTGGAGAAGGATTATAAGCAGGTGACTATTTCGAAGGCGGGCTATGTGAAGCTGACGAGTTGGGCGGCTGAGCAACGGTGTCCGCAGACGGCGGGGGCGGCCAAGACGCAGCGGAGTCGGCGGAAGTCGGATGTGGAGCGGGCGCGGGAGTATCTTTCCTCTTATAAGGGGACGGTATTTGAAGTGGATACGTTGATGGATTTGCTGGTTCGGGGTTTGAATAAAAAAAGTCGAAAATTTGTGGAGCCTGTTTTGAAGGAGCTTACGGATGCGCAGGATGTTGTGCCCGCAGATGGGGGGTTGCAGGTTTGTGTTTCTTGTGTTGTAGCTAAGCCAGCCGCGCCTTCGGCGCTCCCTCCCCCCCCTGTGAGTGAAGGCGCAATAGCGCGTGAAGGTGAGGGCCACATGATAACCCCTGACGGGGTTACATGTGACCATAGTCATAGTCATAGTCATATTCATAAAAGAGATACTAACGTATCTCATGAACATGACGGGCGTGTGCGCGCGCTTCCGCAAAAGGAGTCTCCCACTTCGGCAATAACCGAACCGGGTCCCAGACTCCATGACCACTTCGTGGATGAGAAGAGGGGGGGGGAGGGAGCGCCGAAGGCGGATATTTGGGCGGTGCACCATCGGCACCTTCCGGAGACGGCCGCTCGGATTCTCGGCGCTCCGGATTTTAAGAAGACGTGTGCGATTCTGACGGCGAAGCTGCGCGCGCTTACGAATCATTGCGGGCCGGAGCATGCACAGGAGACGTTCCGGATGTTGGTTCAGGAGGTGTCGACGGAGCTGGCTTGCAGTGGCGGCCGGTTGAAGTTTCCGGAGCGTGAGTTGTGTGCACGGTTGAATGAGGCGACGGGGCAGCCGCGGCGGCAGCAGCAGCCGCGCGGGATGCATCCAGCCCGTACGGGAGACCGATGATGGCATTTTGTAAAGTGGAGTTGAAGACGGAGCTGGAGCGGAGTTTGTCGGCGGGTGCGATGACGGACCGGTTTTGCGTGATTGCGGAGGAGGTTGCGAGCGGATGGTATTCTCAGCGGTCGGCGCTGGGCTGGGCGCATGCGGTGGATGATGTGATGGGAATGTTTCGGGTGCGGCTTTCCAAGCATTGGAAGAAGCTGGATCCGGAGCTGAATCCTTCGGCGGCAATTACCCAGCAGGTGCGTTGGGCGGGGATGGATTGGCAACGGAAGCAGGATGCGCAGAAGAAACGCGAATTGCGTGCGGAGGGTTTGCTGGCTGAGGATCTGGAGGCGCGAAGATAATCAGCCGTCCGGTACTGCGATATTTTGGCGGCAAGTGGCGGTTGGCTCCGTGGGTGATTTCGCATTTCCCAGCGCATCGGCGCTATGTGGAGCCGTTCGGCGGTGCGGCGTCGGTGTTGTTGCAGAAGGTGCCGGCTTATGCGGAAATCTATAATGATCTGGATGAGTCGATGGTTTCGTTTTTCAGGACGTTGCGCAGCCCTTGGAAGCGGGCGTGTTTGCAAGATGCGTTGCGGTTGACTCCGTACAGCCGGGAGGAGTTTGTTCGTGCGAGGGAACCGGCGGAAACGGATGTGGAGCGTGCGCGGCGGTTGTGTGTGCGGTCGTATATGGCGCATGGGTCGAGCGGTCTGCGGGCGCGGAGTACGGGGTTTCGCCCGGAGTATGTAAATCCGGTGAAGTGTGCGAGTCAGTTGATTTGCTGGCGGACGCTGCCGGATCGGCTGGATGAGGTAGCGGCCCGGATGATGAGTGTGGTGATTGAGAATCTGGATGCGGTGGAGTTGATCGGCCGGGTGGATGAGCCGGAGACGCTGATTTATTGCGATCCGCCGTATCAGTTTTCGACGCGGAAGGCGGGGACGCTGGCGGAATATAAGCATGAGATGAGTGATGGGCAGCATGCGGAGCTGATGGATTGTCTGGCGGCTTCAAAGGCGATGGTGGTTTTGAGCGGGTATCCGGGGTCGATGTATGACGGGTTGGGCTGGGAGGCGGTGGATGTGGATGTGTTTACGCTGGAGGGTGCGGCGCGGGTGGATCGGCTTTGGCTGAATCCTTTGGTGAGTGAGCGGCTGGAGCGGGCGGCGGCGGTGCAGCAGTTGGAATTTGAAATGTGAAAGAGGGAACCTGAAAGGAGTCTGGGGATGAGTAATGGAAATGCAAATCGGAAGATGAGTCGGAAACAGAAGCGGAAGCAAGCGGCGGTGAATGTGTTTTTGGCGATGCAAAGCAGTCCGCTGATGAGTCGGTTGAGGTTGGCGCGGTTGCTGGTTTGTCAGAGTGATCTGCGGGCCTATGCGAAGAAACGGCACGTTTCATTGCGGTCGTTGATGAATCGGAGGAAGTGATGGGATTGGAAGAGAATCCGATTTTTGGGAAGTTTGAGAGCAAATGACCCCGCCACGGGCGAGCGTGTGCGTGCGGGAATCTGTGCGTATGCGCGCGTCCTTAAACGGGCAGGCTGAGCCTGCACCCTTTTTGATGGGAGTTTGACAGACGAATTGACGGGAATTTGATGGCTGCGAAGAAAACAAAAACCACGACTAAAAAGACCGGGGGGGCTACTGCTCGCCAAGGTGCAAAGACGCTAAGGAAAAAGCAGGCTGAACCTGCCCGGAAACGGAAGAAACCGAAGGCGGTGGTGGTGGTTCCGGAGGTGATGGATCCGGTGCGGCGGATGCGGGGTCCGGCGTTTGATGCGCGGAAGGCGGATCTGATTCTGGTGGGTTTGGCCGGTGGGGATACGTTAACGAATATGTGCGGGAAGAAGGGGTTTCCGACGCGGAAGACGGTGACGAGCTGGCTGCTGCGTGGGGTGAGTAATGAGGGGCATGATCTGCTGGAGTTCGCGGTGAAGTATAAGCTGGCGGGGGATATCCGTGCGCTGTTGGAGGAGGACGAGTATTTGCAGACGATTAAGAATATTCAGACGATGAGCCTGAAGAAGTTGCTGGGCGGGGAGTCTGTGCGCCTGGAGATGGTTCTGGATGCAATGAAGTGGTATTTGAGCAAGTTTCGGAATCGTCGGACGGCGGTAGATGGGTTGGAGGAGGCGGTGCGGCGTTTGGCGAATGCGGTGGGGAATGAGGGCGGTGAGGGCGCGGAGGAGTCGGGCCCGGGCGGATGGCGGTTTGTGGTGCATAAGGGAGAATCGGGTGAAACTTAAAGAGGTGCCGGTGACGGTGAATTTTGAGCGGTTGGTGGAGTCGAATATTCCGGAATATTCGGGATGGTTGAATCCGACGCCGGGGGCGAAGCCGGTGAAGTGGTGGAACCCTTTGACGCAGAAATATAAGCGGACGCGAAAGCGGTATGGGGTGCTGGAGGGAAGTTCGGGGTCGAGTAAGACGATTAGCATTTTGCAGTATCTGCTGTCGCAGCAGCTGCTTCGGCGGAAGGTGAAGGTGGATTGTTTTCGGTTTGATCAGGCGACGTGTAATGACTCGGTGATTGAGGATTTCCGGTTTGTGATGGGGCCGGAACAGTTGGATTTGTGGGATGACAAGCGGTGGAATGAACAGAGGAAGCAGTACAAGTTTAAGAATGGGTCGATGTTGAGGTTTCGGGGGTGTTCGAAGCCGGGGAAGCTGCACGGTCCGCGGCGTGATATTGCGTGGCTGAATGAGGTGACGGAGATTAATTATAAGAGTTTCCGGCAGATTAATGCGCGGACGCATGATTTTGTTTTGATGGATTTTAATCCGTCCATTTCGGTGCATTGGGTGTTTAAGCGGATTTTGACGCAGGGGAAGGATCGGGTGGATCATTTTCATTCGACGTTCCGTGATAATCCGTTTATTTCGCCGGAGGCGCGGGCGGATATTATGAGCTGGGAGCCGACGGCGGCGAACCGGAAGACGGGGACGGCGGATCAGTGGGCATGGGAGGTTTATGGGCTGGGGCGGCGGGCGCGTCGTGAGGGTGCAATTTTCGATAATTGGAAGGTTTTGAGTGATGAGCTTTGGCCGAAGAATGTGGCGCAATTTCAGCGGCATGGGTATGGGCTGGACTTTGGGTATTCGCAGGATCCGACGGCGCTGGTGGAGAGCTTTTTGTATCGAGATGCGGTGTATCTGCGGGAGGTGGTTTATTCGACGGGGTTGATTACGACGGTGAATCAGACGAATCCGGATAAGCCGTCGCTGGAGCTGAGTATGCGGGAGGCGCAGGCGATCGGGCTGTTCAATCCGGAGCTGGAGATTGTGGGGGATAATGCGGCGGGGGAGGATATTGATGATCTGCAAACGAGTGGGTTCAATGTGGTGGCGTGTGAGAAGGGTGCGGGGAGTATTAATTATGGGATTAATCTGCTGAAGCAGTTCACGATGTATGTCCACCAGGACAGTGTTCATGTGCAGGGGGAGGCGGAAAATTATGCCTGGAAACAGTTGGCAAATGGGGATTTTTCGGATGTTCCGATTGATGATTTTAATCATGCGTTTGATGGGGTTCGATATTGGGCGAAGAAGAATATCCGTCCGCGGGCATTGATTACAAATAAGGGGCGGAGTCGGGGCAAGGTGGTGAAGCGGCTGCGGCGGTACTGAAAGCAGAAAGATGAGGGATGAACTATGAATGATGGGAATGTGTTTATTCATTTGCAGCCGACGGCCAATGAGCTGCGGCGGGCGTTTTTGGAGATGGAGCATGCGGGAACGCTGCGGTTTCTGCCGGAGTCGTTGCGCGATGGGCCGGCGTGGATGGAGTATTTGCATCCGGCGGCGGGGGCGGCGCGCGCGATTTCGTTTACGCCGGTTGTGATTGAGGTGGAGGGGCGATATCCGGCGGTGTTCTGGTTGACGGATTATTGTCCAATGAATCGTTCGGCGGAGATTCATTTTTGTGCGCATGGGGCCTATCGGTTGAAGACGGTGGTTTGTGCGTGCCGGCTGGCGGTGGAGATGGTGCTGAATTCGGCGGAGGTGGATTTGTTGCATGCGGTTTATCAAACGGGGGATGTGCGTGCGGAACGGATGGCGCGGGCGTTCGGGTTTCGGGAGTATGCGCGGACGGTGCGCGGTTGCGTATATAGCTACGTAGTGAGTGAAAACCGTTTGGAGAAAAATTATGGGTAATGCAAAAGCGAAGAAACCAGAGGACCCGCAGAAAGCAGCCGCTCCGGTGACACCGGAGGATCCGCAGGTTCAGGCGGCGGGCGAGGCGGAGCGCCGGAGACTTCAGCAGCAACAGGGGCGATCGGCAAGCTATCGGGTGAATCCGGCGGCGGGTGGTCAATTTACAAATATGCTGAAGAAAAAGACGGGTGATTAATTATGGGACTGACGATTTCTCAAAAGATTATTAAGGCGCGTGACTCGCTGAAGGCGAAGCGTAGTACCTGGCGGGCACTGTGCGAGGAGGCGTGCCGGTTGTTTAATCCGGAGGCGCAGGATTTGCTGACGCAGGCGGCGGGCTCGGAGGTGTTGCAGCCGATTGTTTCGACGGGGATTCTTGCGCAGGAACGTCTAACGAGCGGGCTGTTTAGCAATACGATGAGTATGGGCCGCGGCCGGGTGATGGATGAGGATCCGAAGAAGATGCGCGATGCCGGGGTTAAACGGTTCTATACGGCTCTGTCGAAGGCGGCGCACCGGCGGATCCAGCAAAGTCCATTCCCTGAGAAGTATGAGGAGATGCTGCAAGGGTTTAATGTGCGGGGTGAGGCGGTTTTCTATGTGCATTTCAATGAGAAGACGCGCTTGCATGAGTATCGGGTGTATCCGGCTACGAAGTGTTTTCCGGTTCGTGATGTTGCGGGCAATGTGATTGAGATTTATCGGGAGTTTGAACTGAGCGCGCAGGCGGCGGTTCTTGAGTATGGGTATGATGAGGTTTCGGAGGTGATTCGCAAGGCGTTCGATAAGGAGGATCATGATACGAATTTTGAGTTTATTCATGCGGTGAGGCCGCGACGGGAGCGCAACAAGAAGCGGCTGGATTCGCAGAACATGGCTTTTGAGAGCATTCATGTGGAGGTGGAGAAGAAGAAGAAGGTTCGGGTTTCTGGAACGACCCGGATGCGGTATTTGGTTCCGCGGTTTTATGTGCGTGACGAGGAGGATTCGGGCCGGTCGCCGGCGATGAAGGCGTTGCCGGTGGCGCGCACGCTGATGAAGGTTGTGAGCGATCACATGGATGGGGTGGAATTGGGGATTGGTCCGCCGATGTTGCTGCCTGATAAGGATGCGGTGGAGAGTGCGGTGCTGGAAGCCTTCGGTGTGAGCTATTGCGATATGAGCAACGGACAACCGTTTATTTATACCACGACGGGCAATCTGCAACTGAGCCGAGAGTTCATTGAGTTTTTGTGTGATGAGCTGAACAAGCTGCATTATGTGGATCTGTTTGCGATGTTGGAGCAATTGAAGACCGGGCAGAAGACGGCGTATGAGATTTCGCAGCTGGTGGCGGAGCGCATCCAGGCGATTAGTCCGGTGGTGAATCGGCTGGGGAGTGGCTTCTTTGCGCCGCTGTATGAAATTACGGCGGAGGATATTTTGCAGTACGGCCTGCTGGATGTGGAGGTTCCGTCGGCATTGCAGGCGGATGCGGGGGATGGGCGGGGTAGCGGGTTCCGGGTGCAGTATACGAGCCGGCTGGATGTGCAGCTGTCTGAAATGGAAATGTCGAGCTTGGGGCAGGCGATTATGCAGGCGGTGGAGATGGTGACGGCGATTCAGAGCAATTCTTTGATGAATGCTGCGGTGAAGGTTGAAGAGGTGATCAATAAGATTTTTGAAGCGAAGAATGTGGACACGGAGCTGCTGTTTTCGCCGGCGGAGTTTAAGACGCGGGTGAAGGAGTTTTTGGAAGCCCAGGCGCAGCAGGCGCAGCTGGCGCAGATGGCGGAGTCGATCAAGCCGATGGATCCTCAAAAGGCGGCGGAGGATGGCAGCCCCTTGGATTTGATGGGTGCGGCGTTGGATGAAAATGAAACGATGGCGATTTAATGGCTGGGAAAAAGAAACCCGAACCCCGCACGGTTGGCCGAACGAAGCGATCGGTTGCCGATGGGGATCAACGGCGGCGAACGGGCCGGTTTAAGAAGGTTTTTGGAACGGCGGCGGGCCAGGAGGTGCTGGATGATTTGTATGAGCATCTTGGGTTTGGGGATCGGCTGTATGCGGCGGATGTGCGCATGCAGGAGCAGAAGGTGGCCCGCAATGATGTTGGGGTATGGATAACAGAACAAATGAACTGGAAGCCCGGCAAAGGGCAAGGAGGCGATGATGAGTAACTTGGTATTAACTGCCGCGCTAATTTTGGCCGGTGAAGTGAATGTGAATAACGTGACCGTCGATGGGTTGGCCGCTTTTATTGAGTCGGCGGGGATCGATGTGGTGGCCGGCAAGACAAAGGCGGACACGCTGAACGCGATCTGTGCGGCGTTGGAAGATGTTGCCGATGATGAACCCGATGCGGATGATGAAGATGTTGCCGATGATGAACCCGATGCGGATGATGAAGATGTTGCCGATGATGAACCCGATGCGGATGATGAAGATGCTGCCGCGGATGTGGCGGGCGATCCGGATGTGGAAGGGTCGAATTTTCTAAAGCGGCGCACAAATCAGATTCAAAAAGGCCGGGGTGCTTTGGGGGAAGTTCCTTCGAATATGGAGGAGGAAGCGAAGAAGAGCAGCTTTATTAAGCGGCGTCTGCGCAAGCGATAGGCAGCCCTGGGAGGCGGCTCTGGAAACAGGGCCGCTTTGTGATTTTTTTAAAATGAGCAACGGAGAGTGTTTATGAAATTTGGAATGTTGACGTGGTGGCGGTTTAGTTTGATGGGTCTTTTTTCTGCGCTGGGATTTATTCGGTATGAAGAGGATCCGGATGCGGGCGGTGGTTCGCATACGGTTGAGATGGATCCCGGGGGCACTCCGCCATCCGCGGCGGAGGGATCGGCGTGGTATGAGTCAGCCGGGTTGTTGTCTGATGCGTCGATATTGACGGATAAGGACAAGGAATATAAATCGTTTGATGAATATGTGAAGGGTTCGCAGAGTGCGCGGCAGATGGCGGCGGGCAAGGGGATTGCGATTCCCGGCGAGGATGCCACGGTGGAGCAGAAGGCGGCGTTTAAGGTGGATGTGATGAAGCATTTTCCGGAGTTGCCGGTGGCCCCTGAAACAGCGGATGCGTATAAGATTGAGATGTTCCAGGGCGAAGGGGTTGGGTTGCCAGTGGAACGGCAGGGCGTGATTGCCGGGAAGTTTCATGAGGCCGGCTTGAGCAATACGGCGGCGAATGCGGTGATGAATATCTATGCGGATGAAATTGCGACGGATATGACGGAAGCCACGGCGCAGATGGCTGCGACGCGTAAGGAAACCGAAACGGCGCTGAAGAAGGAGTGGGCCGGAGATTATGATGACCGGCAGGCGGGCATTACGCGGGTGGCTGAAAAGTTTCCGGGGGTGATGGCGCAGGCGAAGGAGATCGGGCTGGATGGGACGCGCGAGTTTCAGGAGATGATGGATGAAGTGGCGCGATCGACGGCGGAAGACCATCCTGGCAATGGCGGCGGGGGAACAGTTGAAGCGGTTGACGAGCAGATTAAGGCGGTCAAGGCGAATCCGAAATATAAGAGCGGTAATTCGTTCGAACGTGAGGAGCTGATGGGTAAGCTGACGGGTCTGTATCAGCAGAAGAAACAGCTGAATAAATAAAGCGTTCAAAAACTGGATGCGTATATAGGGCTGAGGGAATACCTTGGCTCTATTTTTTTTGCTGAGCCCCTCCAACCGCGTGGATCGCGGCGGGTGGCAGCGTAAACTGCAAGTGAGCCCCCTCCTTGGGAGGAATACGGAACGCGAGCTGGGAGAGATCCCGGTTTGTTAACTGAAATTCAACTGAAGGAGAAGAAGATGAAAATTCTAAGAGTACTCATGGGGATGCAGTCCCCGCTGGCCGCGTTCTTGACTTGGGCAATTCCCTTGTTTCATGAACACCAGGACACGCATACGTTTGAGCAGTTCACGGACAATGTGTCGGACCTGCTGGGCGAACATCCCGCGCATGATATTTTAGCTGGGCTGTGCGATGAAGTGAAGGGTGGCGGCAAAGGCACTTGGCTTGATGGCATTAGCGCGGAAGAGTCCGATGATGCGGATTCGGCGGTGTTGTCTGCGGAAGATAACCGCGTGAAGTTTTTCCAGAAAACTGCCGGGGAGCAGACCTGGGCGGAATATCAGAAGACCCTGACTCCGCATATGAACATTTCGAAAATCCGCACGTTCTCCGCACCCTGGAAGAACAAGTGGGGCCATTACTTCACGGAGGATGAAGGTTGGCAGCATCTTTGTGATCCAAAGGGCAAAGAGGTGAATGTGGGTGTCCGCAAAATCTTCAAAGGCCGGGATACTCGGTTCTTGGTTGGTGCGGGTGCCGCGGTGGTGAGTCGGAAGGATGACGATAACGATACGCTGCATTCGGTTAGTTTGCCGGCGTCGCAAACGCTGGCCGATATGCTGTATGCAGATGTTGAAATCAACACCTTGCCCAGCATGATCTGCGAGAAGTTTGATGATGTTTGGTATGCCAAAGGGATGCCGATCTATTGCGCAATTTCCGCAACGCTGGCGCGCCACTTCCGCAATAACAGTCGGAAAGAGATTCATAACCGTGACTTTGTTCGGTCTTATTCGCATCTGGCCGAAGGCACGATTCCGGATATTGACGGAGTGACCTTCATTGTGCTGCCAAACAGCATGATGAGTACGCTGGTTAGCGGGGATGCCATTGATTCCTATATGGCCTGGAGCCCGCAGGCGATCAACAAAATCAGCTATAGCGCGTTTAGAACGAGCGAAGGCGTGAGCCCGGATCATGAGTTTGATACCGCAGTCTATATGCGTGAAGTGATTGACTTCAAGCGTGTTGATGATCAGGGCGTGGTGATGGGCGACATTATTGCGGCTGAGTAAGTCAAACCGTCCCGCTGGTAACGGGGCGGAGTTTTTAAATGGAGGAAGTTATGAAGAAATTAATGATGAGTTTGTTGGTGGGGGTGCTGGCGCTGGGCGCGTTTGGTGATCAGTTTGTAAGCCGGGCGTATCAGCCGGACACCAATAATGTGGCGACGATTACGCAGGATTTTGCAACGGTGGCGACGCCGGTGCTGATCTATACGGAGCTGACCGGAACCACGTCAAATGCGGTGGTGCTTACCTTTGTGCCGGACCTTTCCACGAATGCTACCGACTACGGGGTTTCGTATCGGATCGGGTCGTTTACGACGCCGGGCGGGACGGAGGTTCCAATTGTGCTGAACACGCCGGAGGATAGTAATTCGATTGCAACCGGGCCGCTGAATCGGTCCGGCGCGGTGGTGCTGACGGGTGCCGGCGGGACGGAGAGCACGAATGTGCTTTATCGAGTGGTGTTCAAGATCGAATAAGCGCGCGGCACATTGCGTATATAAGGCGGAGCGGGGCAATCCGTTCCGCCTTTTTTGGTCATGTGATGTTAGATCGCTCTGTTCGGATCCGGGGCGATAAGAATACAGGGGGAAGCCGATGCCAGTTCATGAAAAATTTGTAAGCACGCTGGAGGAGATTGGGGATCTGGCGGTTCGTAAAATTGGAGAGTCGTATCAGTTTGTGAGCTTGGCGGACGATACCGGCAGCACGCCGGATGCGGTGCGCGCGTTTATTTATCAGGTGATCCGGGAGGTGCAGAGCGAATTCCGCTGGCCGGAGCTGATTGCAAGTGTGGAGTTGGAGATTCCCGCGGCCGAAAACGAGGATACCTATCAGTACAATTTCCCGTCCGATTATTTGCGTCCGGCGAGTAACCGGGATCAGGGTTATTTGATTGAGAACGGGTATGTGTTTACGAACGTATCCGAAAATTTTCCCTTCCGTTATATCCGGTATTCGCTGGACCCTAGCGAGTGGAGCGGATTGCTGGTGAAGTGTATTTTCTTCCGGCTGGCGCTGGAAATTTGTATGCCGGTGACGGAAAACGGAAACCGATACAATGCGCTGCTGAATGAATATGAGGCGGTGGTGTTCCCGCGGGCGAAGATGGTGGCGAGTTTCGACCATGAAAACCCGAAAAGCCGGCGGGCACGCGGGGGCTATAGCCGGACGCGCAGCGGGGGGATGCTGGGCGCGGCAGTGAGTGCATTCAATCGAGTGATCGGAACCATTGCCCCAGGGCATAACCATGACACGGACTATCCAGCTCTGAGCGATTACACGGCGCATGTTGCGGAGTTTGAGGCGCATGAGCATGATGCAGATTATGCCGATTTAGCCGTTTTTAATGCGCATGAGCATGATGCAGACTATGCGGCGCTGGTGCATGAACACGCGGCGCTGTATGCGGCGTTGGTTCATGTGCATGTTCCAAATATCGAGTATGCAATTAAAACGGATCCGTTTGAGCATAACCCGGTTGCTGTCCCGGAGTGGGTGAATATTCCTGATTTGAGTGTGACCATTACCCCAGCGGCGGCGGGGTCGAAGATTCGGATTTCTGCGGTGATCTACGGAACGGGAAGCAGTGCGGGCGCTCCGATTCTTTTGCGTGTAACGCGGGATAATACTGCGCTTGAGTTGGCTAGCCTTCCCGGCGATCGGAATGAGTGCCACGGTTTTATCAATAGCCCGGTAGATGTGGACGAAATGGATTGCGGTACAATTGATCTTTTAATTGACGCTACGGCGGCGACTGAAACGACCTTCCGGATCCAGTTGACCATGCAACAAGCGGCCTATAACGCGCTGATTAATCGATGCCGGACGGATACGGATACGGCGCAGTATTCGCGGGCGGTGAGTACGTTGACGGTTGAGGAGGTACTGCAGGCATGAAGCTATTCCGACACAATTTAAGCGGTGGGGTTATTGGCGAGGACCTGCCCTACCGGGCGGATCTGGAGCATTACCACAAAGCGAATCTGGTGCAGAATAGTTTTCTGCCGACACCCTACGGGGGCATGATGCGCAGGCCGGGTTCGCAGAAGCTGACCACTCATGAGGCGGTTGCGGTGGAGGGTGTGGTGTATTCGCCACAAATGGTGCGTTACTTCGATTTTGTGTATGACCGAATTAATCAGTACGTCGTCGCACTGATTAGTTATGCAGCGGCCGGGAAAGACACCTGGAGCCGCTTGGAAATTTTTGACACGGCGGGCACGCTGAAAGATACAGTGGACTGTGATTATGCGGCGCTGAATTTTCATGAGATTGCCGTAAAACAGCTCAATGATGTGATGTATCTGGCGCACAATGGATATCCGACGGCCATTCTGGCGCGTGATGGAGATACGAATTGGTCGATGGATGCGGCGGAAATAAGCGGCGGGCCGTGGTTGCCGTGGAATGCGGACACCACAACGCTGTCGGTGGAAAAAGAAGTTTTCGACCTTGCGGCCACTTACGCTGCATTCGACACCACGCATGCCGGCGGCGAGGATTTTTCAATCACCGCGACAGCGTATATTTCTTGGTACAGCGTATGGGTGATACTTTCCTGGCCGGGGCATAAACAGAATGCGAAAAAGAAATTTTACCTACTGCGGCTAACGATCGCTACCGCGCACGGGATTTTGGTTGGCGATGAGGTCAGCTTGACCGGCTTTACCGGCGACTCCGATGTGCTGAATGGAACCTATTCCGCGAAACGGGTAGGGGACAATTATATCGAAGTCGATACGGGCAGGATTTGGTTGCCGGTTGCGGGGGAATACAGTCCGTATATGGTGTGGGTGAATGATTATCCGCTACCGGAGTCGTTCAGCACCGAAACGCTGGGGTTGAATGGTGGTAACCAGTTTTTTGTTTCGCTGGAGGATGAGAATATCGGCCACGCGCTGCCGGTTGCGCCGGAGACGGAAACGGCGTGGTGGAGGCGGACCGGTCATCCCGGCCTGCTGACGTTGAAGAGTTCGGTTGACCTGTTCCAGTTGGAGAATGTTGGGCAGAAGGTTTATTGCAGTGTCAATATTGCGCAAACGTATGATGGTAAATTTACAAGCACCGGGCAGGCGTCCGAACCGTATCCGTACAGCAATGGGTCGGTGACACTGCGCACGCAGGGTGGGGTGTGGGACGGTCTGTGCGCGTTGCAGCAAAGCACGGATGGCGGTGTAACCTGGGAGGAGCTGGCGGTGATCAACGGCAGCGGCGGCAACCACAACGGCGAAAAGACGGTCGATGTGTTGGAACCGCTGGCGCTGTATAGGGTGTGCATGAAAGTGTGGTCCGTGCTGAATGGGTCGACTAGCTGCATGTGGCAGATGGAGTTCCCGGCCGGCGCGCCGTTTGTCGGAAACATCCTTGAGTACACGGATGCGCAGACGGTAACCGTTTTGCCGGAAACCGCGCTTACAAAACTATTCCAGACTGCAAACTGGAAGCTGGGGGCCTTTAGTAAAACGAACGGGTATCCGGGTGTGGTGGCGATTCATGATGAACGGCTGATGTTGGGCGGCTCTATCTTGCAGCCGTTTATGGTGTGGGGATCCGAGATTAATAACTGGACAAACTTTGCGGATGGCACGCTGGAAACCTCTTCGCTTGCCATTCAGGCGAATGCCGATCGTGCAACCCGGCTCTGCTGGATGGCATCGAAAGGCGAGCTGTTGTTTGGAACCGACTTCAATGAATATTCTGCTGGATCGCGCGATTCCGATACGGTGATGAGCGCGGCGAACCCGCCGAAGATTCAGGTGCAGAATTCCTATAGTTCGGCACCGATTCAGGCGTTGCTGATTGGTGAAGATGTGATTTTCGTGCAGAGCGACTATAAGACGCTACGCAGTATGGCATTTTCGGATGCCAAGTGGGGGTATGCCGGGCAGAACATGACCATCTTCAGCCCCGACATTGCCGGGAGCGGCTTCCGGTGGCTGGCGGTGCAGAAGAGTCCTTTCCCTGTGATTTGGGCGGGCACGGAAGATGATGCCCTGATTTCGTTCACGGTGGACAAAGAAAACAACATCATGGGCTGGGCCAAGCATCCGTTGGCCGGGGCTGTGGTGGTTTCCGGCTGTGTGATCCCGACGTTGGGGGATGACACGCTGTTTATTTGCACCAATCGCACCGGCGTCTTTCAGATGGAAAAACTCTCCTATGCGAATCCGGTTTTCACGGATGACCAGGGCGGCAGTGAGACCGTCATGACCAGTTTAATGCAGCCGACCAATCTCGCGCAGAGTGCGGAGAGTCTCGAAGAGATCAAGGTGCGTTATACAAAGGTTTATCTATACGTCAAAGAATCGCAGGGCGGCGAGGTAAGCGCCGATGGGGGCAAAACGTGGGCTTCCATTCCCTATGACACTGCTGAGCTGTTTAGCGGCAAGTTAGAGGTGTCGGTGAATTCGGGGAACACGGAGCGGGCTTGTCCAATGATTCGAACCACAGGATCCCCGCCGTTTAATCTGCTGTCTATTGGAATTGAAATCGACCGGCAAACGACAAAGGAATAATTATGGTTTTATTTTTAATATCACTAGCGGCGACGTTGGCCAGTTCGGTTATGTCGGCGCGTTCGCAACGTACTGCGGCCAAACAGGCGGACTACAACGCGGACCATGATGCGAAGGTTGAGGAGATGGCGGCAGAGGAGGCCCAGCAAAAACGTTCGTCGGAAGAGCGTGAAGAGCGGAAGCAGTCGCGGATGCGACGTGCATCCATCGAAGCGGGCTTTGCAAAGAGCGGGCTCATGATGACGGGGACACCAACCTATGTTCTCGAAGAGCAGGCCAAGGTGGATGAAATGAACACGCTGGAAGGCAACCGCGTGGCGGATACCGGGTTTATGCGTTCGATGGAACGAGCGTCGATTATCCGGCAGCAAGGGAAATTTAAGAGCGATACATTAAAAGCCGGGGCAACCACGACGCTTATTCAGGGGCTTGGAAGTGCAGCCACAAAGACGGCTAGCTATGGCAAAGCGGGCGGCTTTGGAGATAATTCATTATTTAGCGGGGAGTAAACTATGGCCGGCAGAATTCCAATTGATTTAAGACGCAACCCCCAGCAAAAAAACGCCCGGCCGCAAGCCGTCGGCTCGAATTTTGGAATTGAGCCGCTGATGGCGCAAGCGCGGCAGGGCGCGGCAATTTCTCAGCTCGGCGGGCAGTTTATGGATGTGGCCACGCAGTACGCTGCGGAAAACAAGCAGGCGGATGAACGCGCGGATGCACTGGGCTTCCGGACGCAGTTGAAATCCATCCAAACCGATGCGGCGCAACGTGCCTCCGAAACGGACGATCCGGAACAGATTCGGCAGATTTGGGAAGAGGCGCATGGGCAGGTGGGTGAATTTATTGGTGGCAAAAGCGAAAAGGGCGTTCCGAATATTCGCTGGGGCAACCAGCGCAAAGACATGTACGGCGCGGCGGATGCCTTATTGACGGATTTCCAGACAACGGCGGAGGTGCGCATTGCGCAGGTTGGCAAACAAAACAGTAATGCCAAAGCAAACCAGGCGCAGCGCGACGCGGAAATGTCCGGGGACCGGGAGCAGATTATTGATGCCGTGCGCGTCCGAACCGAAAACGGAACCCTCACCACGGAACAGGCCGAAGTGGAGCGGCGTGCTGCCTTCACCCGCTCGGACCATGTGCTGGCAAAAAACAATATTCTTTCCATCGAAACGATGGAGCCGGACGCGGCGGCGGAAGCGGCGGAAACCTTCGAGCAGGCGATGATCGTGAAGGAAAACGGAGAGTGGACCTCGTTTGAAAACATTGTGGGTCCGGATCGAAAGATTTTGGTGAAACAGGCCAAAGCCGCGGCCCTCACGTCGCGGCGGATGGCGGAACAGGCGGAGCAGGCGGCAACGCGCGAACAGAGCGATTCATTTGTGAAATGGCAATTGGACAATCCGGGCCGTGTTCCAACCGTGGCACTGGGGAGGGAGCAGGGCTGGGACGATGTTGTTTTGCTGAGACTTCAGAATGCGGCCGCAAAGTCGGCGGCGGCCGCAAAGTCGGCGGCGGCGGAGAAGCCGGGGCTGGAGAATGATGCGGCGCGCGATCTGTATCAGAAAGTTCGGGCCTATAATCCGGGACAGGATAAGGACGGCGCGCAGGCGCTGGAGATTTCGCTGGGGATTGCGGAGCTTCCGGACGCGAAACGCGGATTCATTAAAGAGGCATTCAAAGCGAAGCATCAGACGGCGGATCAGCCGGTGAACGATGTCGCGGACTATCAGGCGCAGATTGTGGATGATCTACTGGGCAAAGTAAATGATGCCAACTTTAAAGGGATCAACGAATTCGGCGGATCCTATAAGAAACCCAAAAAGGGCAGTGTGCGCACGGCCAAGAACTTCAGTGGGGATGTGGCACTGGCAGCCGGTCAGGTGCAAAGCCTGGTAGATAGCTATGTGAAGCGCGCCAATCCATCGGTGGATGAGTTGGCCGACTGGTACAACAATAATCCATCGATCCAGACGCTGCGCAAGGATCTGGAATTGAAAGAATTTTTAACGCGCATCCCGGATATGCTTGGCGCCGCGACGCCCCGGAGAACAAAGCCGGGGCTGGTGGATACGCTGAATGCGCAAGCCGGCGGCGGAACCACGGACAATTTTGATTATTTGAAAACCTATCTGGAGAAATAACATGCCGATTGGACAATTTACCGACGAGCAGCTGGATCAGTTAAACACGCGCGTTCCCATGGCGGACCGTGCGCGGCCGGATGTAGACCGCATGCTGAAGGAGCGTAAGCAAAGCCGGATCCTGAATGGACTCTATGAACACCATACGACAATCGGGGTGAAGACCGAAGAGCAGCCGCTATTTGTGCGGGCCTTTGCGGAGGGAGTCGGGTTTTCTACGAAGGGGCAGACCGATGAACAGGTTTATCAAACCCTGGGCGGGCAGTCGGATGGATCGGAATTGTTTGAGCGCGCTAGCGGCTCGCTGAAGGCACTGATGGGCGAAGTGGATCCGTGGTTCAGCCTGGAGCCGGAAGAGCAGCGTGAACAGGTGAAGGGTCAGCTAGAGGACGAACAGCTGTCCGGGCAATTAAAGGTTGGGGCCAATATGTCGGGTCCGACGATTGTGCGGAAACTTCCAACCCTTGGAAAAGAGGAAGTGGATGCCGGGGTGAAGGCCGCTGAAAGCAAAGCATTCGCAGCCTCTCCCAAGCTGGTGCGCGATGCCTATTGGCCGAAGATGGGCGAACAGGCGCGCAAGGCGGCGGCGCTGAGTGTGTTTTATAAAGATCCGGCCGCGGCGATGGACCGCATTGATCCGATGCTCGATGGCATGAGCTCGGAAGAGATTCGCGGCTTTGCGGCGGTGGCAATCGCGGGCCGGCCGGAACTGGAGCGGGAATTTTCCGAACGCTGGGGGCCGATGTTCTTTAAGGTCATGAGACGGCGGGCAGAGAATGCGAAATATTTTGTGCGGTCCGGATCCTCCCAGGGGATCACGACCCCGCTCGGATTTTATAATTACGCAAAGGACCAATTTGAAGAGGTCGGCGGCTTCGATTCGTTTATGGAAAACCCGACACCTCGCGGTCAGGAGCTTCTTGAGCATGTGATGACAAACCTCTCTCAAGCGTATGGGGATCAGGATGCCGGGGAGAATGCACAAACGGCGTTGCTCGATGTGTGGAAAAAGCAAACCTATCGGGATTTGTCAGAGAAGGATCTGGTGGGACTCTACCGGGCCGGCGAAAAGGAACACGATTGGGAGCAACGCTATCGAACGGTAAGCAATGCGGTGCAGGAGCGTTATAAGCCGCTGCCGGGCTTTCAAGAGTATTGGTTACAAGGCGGGGAAATTTTCATGGATCTGGAGGCGCTGGCCGCTGTGACCATCGTCGGAAATGCGGTTGCGCCGGGGCTGGGGGTCTCTGTAGCGATCGGGACCACTTGGATGGATCACCAGGCGGAGATGGAACGGGCACTGATTTATGATAATGGCATGAAGGCGGTCGACGCCAAGCTGTGGAGCGGTGTGTTTGCCGTGCCGTATGCGGTGGTGGAATATGCGCAGGTGAAAGGCTTTGAAAAGTTTCTGGCTCCGGGCTTCAAACAATTTATAGGTAGCAGCCGCGGAATGGGGATGTTTGCGCATTACCTGGGCGAGTGGGCGAAGCGCGCCTGCGGCGGTGTGGTGCAGGAAACCGGCGAAGAAGTGGTGCAGGCGGGCATTGACTATGGGCTGAAAGAACTCGTGCGCTATTACTACGAAACGAAGGGGCTGACCTTTGAGGGCAATGTGAGCGACTTCGTGACCGATTCCATTGGAGCGCTGAAATATATGTGGCTGGCCGGGCTGTCCGGCGGGGGAGTGACCAGCAGCATGCAGGGCGCGGTGGAGATGGCCAAGGGCAACGGGATCAGCGGCTTCTTCGGTCCGGAGCTGAAAGCGGCCGTGCACGATCGCGTGATGCCGCTGAATGAATTTGAGGCGGAGGTGGGGCTGCGGCGCGCAACAAAGGACTATGCGCGCATGAAAAGCGAAACCGGCTTTGATGATGGCATTCCGGCCGATGTGCTAGAGATTGTTCGGCAGCAGCGGCAACGTGACGTTGCATCCACAGAGTTCCAAGGTTCGGAAGAAAATCTTCCAGAGGTTGGAAGTGTTGAGGAGCAGATTGACGCGCTGGGGTATGACAATCCGGCGGCGGTGATCGAGGCGGCCCATGCGGAGCTGGAGGTTCAGGACAAAGTGAATGGTGTGGTGATCGAGCGGATCAATACGCTGGAGCAAAGCCTGGAGAACGAGCAGGGGCAAGATGAGTTTGTGATTCCGGAGAATGGTCCGAAGTTCGGGCAGGTTGAGCTGGCGATGAATGGCTGGGCAGCGGGGCTGGGCCTGGAGCTGGTGGTGGCAAAAGATGCAGCTGATTTTAAAGCCAAGACCGGGCAGGATGCGCCGGCCGGTGCAAAGGCGGCAATTATTGGCAATCAGGTGGTGCTGATTGATTCGAATTTGAAGAACAATGCGGATGCCTATGCGCAGTTCCGGCATGAGGTGCTGGGACATGTGGGGTTCGACCTGTCGAAGAACGGCGGGGATCTGGTGGCCAAGGTGACGGGGATGCTGGGGATTGATTATCTGCGCGCACGTCTTCCGCAATACGCGGCGCTGCATGAGGCCGGCAAGTTGACGGATGCCGGGCTGGTGGAAGAATTTTTAGCGGTGCTTTCGTCGGATCTGCGGCGGGCATCCGTAGCGGAAGAAGAGCGCGGGCTGCTGGACACGGCGAAGAGCTGGCTGGTGCAGGCGATGGGCGTGGAGAGCGTTTCAACCATGACGGCGCGCGAAGTGCTGGCCGTGGCGCGCGAAATTATGGGATCCGCCTTCGAAGCGGGCAATTTGCAGAAGCATGACGGGTCCCAGAGCAACCGCGCGCAGGATCAGCAGGAATTTTCAACCGCGAAAGAGCGCAGAGAACGCAAAAGAAAAGCGGAGGCTCGGATTGATCAGCTGGCGCATGCCGATCCGGTGATTGGGACGGTGCTGGAGAATGGCGGGATCCGGATGCCGAAACTCAAGCCGGGCGAAAGCTATCCGGATGAGTACGCGGCCATTCCGCGGCGCTTCCGGGGCACGCAAAGCAAGGGGCTGAATCTCGATGAGATGACCGACCAGGTGGCCAGCCTTTCCGGGAATGAAGCGGAATATTCCAGCGATCAGCTGCGCGCCGCGCTGGAAGCATTTGAACAGCAGGCGGAAGCCATTCTTTCAGAAATCGACAATCCGCAATCTTCAATCGGCAATGCCGAAGCGGAGCTTCTCCGCGCGCTGGAGGCCGGTGAGATTACGGAGGCTGAGTTTGATGCGGGCATGGAAGGGATTGTTCCCCGGTTTTCAATTGCGCCGCCGGTGGAGTCTCCTGAGTTTAAGAAGTGGTTCGGGGATTCCAAGGTGGTGGATGCGGATGGGAAGCCGCTGGTGGTTTATCATACCGGAAGCATGGGCAACATCTATGACATGACTCATTCCCGTAGCTGGGATGGTTCGCCAGATTACGAACTGCCCGGCATTTATCTATCTGAGAGCCTAGAAGAAAGCGAATCCTACGGAACGCGGGAACAGGTAAAAGAACTTTACGTTTCTATTCGGAACCCATACGAAGGGAATTTGACCCGGCTGCATGAAGAACACGGAACATGGCGCAAAGCGATGGACTGGCTCATTGATCAGGGGTTTGATGGTGTAATTGACAACGAACTTGGAGAAGGTTTTGAGGAATACATTGCCTTCACCCCCACCCAAATAAAATCGGCGACGGGCAACAACGGGGAATTTTCCCAGACGAATCCAGATATTCGCTTCTCCATTGACGCGGCGGCGCTGGCGGGAGTAGATTTGTTGCGTGAAAACGAAACGGACAATCTATCCAAAGAATCCGGGCCAGGGGCCGCATCTACCGACACTGACGGAATTCGACGAATCTTCCCCGGCCTATCGGGTGAAGACACCAATGCGGGGCGCGGCCGCCAAAAGCTCGGTAAGGTCCAGGGCTTCACGCGGTCCGAAAAAATAGTAGATACCGGTTTTACGCGCATCTATGTTGGCAACTGGAAAGCGTCCGACACCGAACCCGTCTTTGAAACCGTTTGCTGGAACGGTGTCGATGCCTGGGTGCGCCAAACCTTTGCGTCCGATCAAGCCACGGCTCACGACATTGCCGGGCATGCGCACAATTATTTCTTGTGGGACACCCGCAACGAGTCGGTGCAATCCCACGAGGCCATTTCCTATAACAAAGAGGTGTTGCCGGACGAACCGGCCCCCACGGCCGCGGACAAGCGCCGCGCGAATGCGCGCATTGAAGAATTTGCTGAGTCCGATGTGCGCATTGCCCATGAACTCGAAACCCGGTTCTCGATCGCGTCGGAGCAGGTGAAATATGACGATGACAATAATGGGGAATATGACGGTAGTAATCCAGATATGCGGTTCAGTATTGAGCAGCGCGGAGATCGTCTTTTTTATGATGGTGAAGATGTGGGGGTGCTTGAAACCACGGTTTCCGGTAAACGGCTGGAGGTTGATAGGTTGTATGTTGATAAAGACCGGCAAAAGCAGGGGATCGGCTCGCAGGTTATTCCACATTTATTTTCGATGAATCCGGAAGTGGATGAGATTGAAGTTTATCCATTAACTGATTCTTTCTGGCTCAAACAGAAGCCGACATTTCAAACGGCTGATGGGGCTTTTATCTATGAGCGAAAAAACTTCCAACCCTCGGAAGAAAATGTTCCAAGCATTGGAAACGAGGATGAAGCGCCCCGCTTCTCCCTGGAGCAGTGGGCCTCTCCGAAGCGGGCGGCGACGATTACGCTGGCGCGCGATATGCTCTCCGGCCAGAAGCTGACGAAAACAAAGGTTTCGAAGATGCTGGCCGGGCTGGGCGTTCCGGGAACGGAAGCGGATGATGTGATGGACCGCGCGAAAGAGCTTTATCAACTGAATTTGAAGCAGGGTTCGCTGGGTGGGAATCTGGCGGAGCTGCTGGGCCGGTCTGAGATTAAGATGAATTTCCGCCGGGAAGCTGAAAACATCCATCGAATGGGGCAGCGGGACGGACAGATTGACCAGGCGGCGCGTGATGAGGTGAATGCTACCACGGCAGAGCGGCGCAAGTATGCGCGGCAGCTGGCGGCGGGTCTGACTTCCGGGGAGCTGGACGACAAAAACCATATCGATATCGATAACCTTTGGAAGAAACTGATTTTAGAGGAGCGGGTGCGTTCTCCGCGTCGACCGGATGAGACGGAAAAGGAATACGGTGAACGACTGAAGGTAGAGGGGTTGCCAGCGGATCTGAAGCTGGACATTGTGAACGACATCCATGCGCTGGAGGTGAAGGATTGGCTTTGGGAGGTGCGGCGGAGTGTGCTGCGCAAGTTGCTTCGCGATGGCGCGCCTGTGCCGTCGACGGCGCAGAAGGCGTTTACGGATCCGATTGTGAAAGCAACCTATATGCAGACCGTGGAAAACCTGCTGCGTGAAAAGGTTCAAGAGCTGACCTACGGCGAAAAGAGAACCAAACTCGAAAAGCGCATTGCCGGGCTGGATGGTCGGGTGCAGCTGAAGGCCTACGATCAGGCGGTGAGCGATATCCTTTACGAGATGTTCAATACGGCGGTGGACCAGAACCGGCAGGGGTGGATTGATCAGGCTTGGAAGCTGTTGGATCATGTGAAGGGCGCGCTGAAGAGCCGGCAGGGGAAATATGCGCGGCAGTTGAGCGGCCGGGCAGAGCTGATGTTCCGCGATGTGCGCAAGGTGATGCAGATGGATGAGGAGTCGATCAGTGAGCGCATTGAGGATCTGCTTTTGAAACTCGACACGGTGACGAATCTGGACGATCAGCAGGCGCTGCGCGATGAATTGAATATGCTGAACCGCTTCGGCGGGTTGCAGTTTAAGAAGGTGGGCGAGATTGCGGAGGCGGTGGAGTGGTTGCATTCCACGATGGCCGATGAACTCGAAGCGCAGCAAGCGCGCATCGAGGAGCGTAAGGAGCAGGCGCGCGGCTGGAAGGAAACCATTCTGGATTCTCTGCCGAAAAAACGGATTGCACCCGACGGCGTGAAGGGCGGGCTGCGCAATATGTTCACGCGCGCCCTGGCGATCAAGTTGCGGCTGAACGATCTGGTGCGCTACGGTGCGCCGGCGGCGGCGGACAAGGCGAAGGCCCAGGTGACGGATTATGCCTTCCGAATCAGTGCGGCCAACTCGAAACGGATGCGTGAGGAAAATCATGCGCGGACCTGGCTGAAGTCTACGCTGCAAAGCATTTATCAAACCGCTGAGACGGGCAGCATTTGGAACGATCTGACGCGGGCGCGGGCAGACTATGCAAAATATTCCGATGATGGGCTGGACATGAGCAAGACCCAGCTGATGCAGCTGGTGGCCACGTTCGGGCAGGCGGAGTATGCCGAGAAGGCGCAGAAGGTGCTCCGGCATGAGGCAACGATTGCCGCGATTGCCGGGGAGATGGGAATCGCCCTGGACTCTTTAAAGGGCACTCCGGCGGTGGCGTATACCGGCATGGATTTGACGAAGGAGCTGGCGAAACGGGCCGAACTGGATCCGTTTGAGGCTGGGCAACTATTGTATGCGGCGGTGGAGGAGGGGAGCCGTTTGGGTCGGCAATATCAAACCGCGCAGCGCATTGTGCGTGAAGGCGCGCTGGACGATGCGGATCTTGAGTTAATTTCCAACCTTCGGAAGTTTTATGCCGAAAGCCGACAACCGCTTTCCGATGTGCTCGAAAGTATTACCGGCCTTCCGATTCCCGGCGATATGGATCCGATGTATGTGCCGGTGAAAAAGCAGTACATGAGCGGTGGACTCGGCAGCAAGGGCGCGCAGCGCGCACCGGTCACTCCGGCTGGGTTGTCGCGCCGGGTGAGCAATTTCCGTTCGTTCGATGAATCGGCCGATATTCTGAACCTGTGGGTTTCGCGCATGGGCGATAATGCGCAGTTCAAAAACTTCGGCGCGCTGCATGCGGATATTGGGGTGCTGTTTAATGATCCGGACATTCTGCACCGCGCGGAAGTGACGCACGGAAAAGCCTTCGTGGATGGATTAATTACCCACCTGCAGGATGTGATGAGCGGCAAGCCGGCTACGGTGAGTCAAGACAGCTTTGGCGCGATGATTGTGAATGCCAAGACCTACACGGCGCTGGGCTTTAACCTGGGACTGTTCCCGCGGCAGCTTACATCTTATCCCGCGTTCGGCTATTTCGTGCCGTTCCGGGAGCTGGCCGGCTATCTGGCCGATGTGAAGACTCCAGAGGGTTGGGAAACCTTCAAGATGATCATTCAATCCGATTGGGCCAAGGCGCGCCGGCAGACCGGAAACACGCAGATTTTAAATGAATCGCTGGCGAAGATGGATAAATACAAAGTGGCGCGCCGGTACAAAGAGCTGGCGATGTTGGCCACGATGTGGGGGGACGCGGTGCCGATCGCTCTATTCGGGTCCGGCTATTACCGATCGATGCAAGTGGAAGCCGCGCGGCTGGGCATGGCCGAAGAGGAAATTCACGAATGGGCCATGAATCGGCTGTGGGAAGTGGCGGAGCTTTCGCAGCAGTCCGGATCCATCATGAACCGTTCCGAGTGGCAGCGTAGCGGTAATTGGGCTGATCGTGCCTTCGGAATGTTCACCACCACCCCCCAGCAATACATGAGCATACAGACCGATGCCTGGCGCGACTTCAAAGCGGCCAAGGACTCCGGCGATCCGGTCCGGCGCAAAGCGGCCCTTAAACAATTCCAGAAGGTCGGCTTCATTAACCACGTTCTTCTGCCGCTGGGCTATAACGGCATGAAGATGCTGATCAATGCCTTCATGGGTGCCGGGTTTGATGAGGATGACGCCAAGGATCTGCTCATTTCCATGATGATTGGCCCGTTTTCCGGATTGTATATAGCTGGCAACGTCCTCAGTTCAATGGCGGATACGCTGATTAAAGGCCCGCAATACTACAAAAAGGATCTAATTCCGATTGAGGGGATCGTAGATGATGGAGAATCACTGATCCTGGCGTTGCAGGCTATCGCCCATCTTGATTTAGATGAGCTGACGGGGATCTTCAACGACGCCCTGAAAAACAACTTCGCGCCGTACCGGGATGTTTCCAAGGTTCGGAAGAATTATTTCCAATGATTGGAAAAATAGAGGGGTGCATTTTTTCCGTCCTCTGACTTCGGCCCTCTGTCTTCCGTTCTCGGCCCGTTGCGTATATAGAGCATTAGGGGTTTATATTTTCGCGTTTAACCGGAGAGCATATGAGAAAGACACTCGCAGTATTGTTAATTTTGGCCGCAGGGTTGGTGGCATTTAATGCCATGGGGGAACAATGGACGATGGAAATCAGCGCGTCGACGCGCTGCATCCCGGAAAAGGATGCCAAGGTGGCCGATGCAACCGCCTGGACAAATGGGATCTCCGCGGTGGCGGGCACCTATTACTTTAACGACTCCGGCAAAGTCTATCTGGCCGTAACGTCCGGAACATCGACCAACGAGCCAACGAGTAGTTTTGTCTTTACTGGCACTGACGGGCAAACGTGGATGAAGTGCGCAACCTTCCGGGCCCATGCCGTGCGCGTGTGCGTCCTGTCTGGCGATGAGGTGCATTATAACCGCTATTCAGCGGCAACAACCAATTGCCCCTGGCTGGTGAAGGAAACGCTGGATGTGTCTAGTAGCACCGACTTCTTTTTTGTTCCCAATACGGGAACCTCCACCCTCAGTTTTATCACGGAGTAAACATCATGCGAAAATCCACGTTCATCTTTCATCTTTCAGTTTTCATCTTTCTGTATTCCTGTGCGCCGCTGCCGGCGGTTGAAATGCTGCCCGGCACCGCGGGGAATATTCCCGTCTCTGGCCGCCCCGGTCTACTCACGGATTCCGGCATTGCCGCGGCGGATATTGTGCTGACCGATGCGAGCAACTTTCTGGATTATCCGGTGGCAATTGAGGTTAGTGGAGCCGGTTCGACTAACGCTAACGGAACTTATGTTTATGACGGGATTTTCGAGTATGCCGGGGTTCCCGGGTCTCATCGGAGGTGGTCAAAGGGGGCTTTTCAGCTGGGCTATGGCGTGTCTGAACTGGATCAGGCCACGTTGTTTGGTTTTGATGATATATACGGCTGGGGAATGCTTTACTACGGGACAACCACCAATGCTTACGGAGTCCCTGTGCTGACGAGCTTGGAGGCGTTTGGCACCGGCCCGGTTCCAACCCTTTCCTATTCCCTGCCTGTTGATTACTTCCTTGCCGCGATGGGTGTATTTGCCATGAGCAATACGGTGATTCAAACACCGGCCGGGCTGGATTTGGTGACGAGCATGGATACGCACACGGCGTTTAGCGACGATTTTTCGGGCGTGTGGACGGCGGTCGGCGACGGAGTCTACACCAATACAACCGGATGGGAGGTCGGCGGCGGGGCGGATGTATCTATTTCCGGCGAGGTCTATTTGGACGCAGAGGGTGAGTACATTATCTCACCAAAGACGGATAGCGGATTTGCCTATGCCACGTTGGATGTTGATCAAACAGGCGGTACCGTGTCGGTCAGTAAATCGGCAGACCGCACCCTTTGGAGCGCAGCGGGTTCGGCGGCCGCTAACCAATATTTGAAAGTGACGTATGATCCGGGGATTGGAACTCCTGGGCAGCAGATGTACCTCAAGGTTTATTCCGTGATCGCCACTGAGTTTGACGATCCAACGAAGTACGGCACAGATTACAATTTATCCGGCTCAAACATCACGATCGACAATGGCGATTCGGATGCGGAACCGGTGAATTACTCGCAGTACAAAAAACTTCAGGCGGAAATTGATGCCGATCTTAATGCCTACGCGGCGGATCAGGATAAGGTCGTGCGCTGCTCAATCGTCCGCATTGGCGTGCAGTGGACGTATGAGGATATCACCGGCAATGATGACCGCTTTATGGTGACGGGTTGCGATCTGGTTGGCGCCGGGTCCGTGTTCGGCAATGGCCGCTTTGGCATGACCAAGAACGGCTGGCCTCTGTTCTCTTTTGGGGCAGGGGATTTGCTGGTGGATGGCGTGACGCTGGTTAGTTTGGTGTCGGATGGCACCAATGAGATTATTACGCTCGATATTCCGGCCGCTGAAGTAACGGTGCAACCGTTTGTTGAATGGAGCACCAACTTGGCCGGTCTAACAGAGTGGAACCGTGTCCTCGATTACGATCTGGAAACCTACCCGGAAACGACAAACGGTAATTACCGCATGACGTTCCCGGTCCCGTCTCAGACCACTATGTTTTTCCACGTCGCAGTACCGGACGGAGAGTGGGATATGCGGATCGAGGTGGATGTGCTCGATCTGAATAGCAACCGCGTAGGCAATGTTTCGCAGATTAATTTTACGAACGGTGCCTCGATCGTGTGCAGCGGCACCAATCTCGTTTTCCAAAACCCATAAAGGAGTTCCCATGAAAAAACTAATTGTTTGTATGATCGCAGTGGCCGCGTTGGGCGGATTGTCTGAAACGTGGCATTCGTTTGACGAGCCGGTTGGCCTCTACACTGAGACGCGTGTTTCATCGGGCTTCATGGCCGGTTGCACCGAGTTCAACCCAGAGCAATTTTCCGTATTCTTCCCGGCAGTGGGCGAACTGAATATCCGGTTGACGGCAACCGTGCGCAGTTCGGAAACGAATAGCGCGATCACAACACTATCGATTACCAAGGAGGATCTGCTGGCGGCGGTCGGAACCAATGAGTTTGCGGCGATCAGTGCAACCTTCACGGACTTTATCGGCAAGGTGATTGCTTACAAGCGCAGCCAACCGTAAAAGCCGAAGGCGAATGATATGGAAAAAATTCTTCAGTTTCTCTTGAGCGGCAAAGGCAGCTCGCTCCCGGTGATCGTCGCGGTGGTCGGTTCGTCTTGGATCCTATCGGACAAAATTACTTCCAGCGGCTACGAAACCCGCAATCGCTTTGAGGCAAATGAACTCTGCATTGCGCGCCTCACACATAACCAATGGGGCGCGACGCATATGTACATTTATAATGAGGAGTTGAAGCGCATTAACGGGGAACCCGTTCCAAATGTTGATCACATCATTGAAGTGGTCGACGGCAAACTTTAAACGCATGAAGGGGAAAAATGAATCATTTCGAAACCTCTCCTTATTTCACAACGCTCCCCGGCGTGAAGCTCGCTGATAAACCGTTCATGCTAGAAGAGTCGCTGGTTTATAAAACAGACATTTTGCCGGAACATCCGCGGCTTGAACTGCCAATTGGATTCCGGTCCGACCTGGCATCCATTCCTGCATTTTTCCGACGGCTATTCTCGGTGGCCGGCTGGTGGCGTGATGCCGCGTGGCCGCATGACTTTTGTTGTGATCCAGTGGATGCAGACCTGAATCCAATTCCGCACATTTGCGATTACAAGCAGGCGGCGCTGATTTTCAGAGAAGCCATGAATGACGCAATCGACGCTATGGATATCCCCGACAAGAAAAAGAAGCGTCCCCGGCGAACGGCGAAATTTCTCGCCTGGTGCGTAAAAACCGGCGGCCCGAAGTTCACGGCCGGATCTTGAAAAACTTCTGCGCCTCCGCCTTCGTCGCATTGCCTTTGTAGTGCTGATACAAGATCGACACATTCCCGCGGTGATTGAGTAGCGTAGCGGTCTTCCCCGCATCGCCATAGAGTGCGCAGTGGTAGGTGCAAAACGAATGCCGCAGCGCATTCTTTGGCATCTTCACCTTTGCCTTCACGGCCACCTGACCGCGCCGCCGCTCCCAAAGTCGGGCATTCAGTTCAAACCCGGCCGGGGCATTCTCTTTGCACCACTCCAGCCACTCCCAAAGATTTGGTTCATGGCCGTCGATGAACTGGCGTCTTGAATTCTTGGCATTCTCCCCGGTAATCAGAATCCCGTGCTGCTCAAAGCGGAGGTGCTGCGTGCCGTCCAGCCGGCAGATCGCACTGGAGCGTAACCCGGCAAACAGACTGATTGCAAAATAAGCCAGTGCATCCGGGAAATGTTTCTGTGCGGCACCCAGCAGCGCCTTCGCATCGGCCACTGTCAGAAACTCCGGTTCCGTCTCTGGAATCTTAGGGGTCGGCACCGTGGCAAAAACATTTTCCCGCGCATAGCCGCGGTCCTTCAGCCAGTTCCAGAACAGCACCATCCAATTAATATCGTTCAGGTTCGTAATGGGAGCATTCGACAACTCGGAGGCCCAGCCGCGGGCATCGGCGGCCGTCACACTAGAAACCGGTCCGTCGGTGGAAAACTTATCCGTCGTATTCCTAAGATGGCGCAGATAATCATCGGAAGCCCCGGTATTCAGCTTTTCATCCAGAAACTCCTTCCGGGCATCTGAATAGGCAACCGGATCAATTTTTGTACGGCGGGCATACTCATCCACCGCGCGCAACACCTCGGACCCTGAACCAACCCGCTTCAGGCATTCGGCCATAATCACGGCATCCGACGCGGAAAGGCTCATCAACGCCGGCCCGGCCTTCTTCACCTTCGCATTGAATTTTTTAATGTAATCATCCCGCTCCGCGGCATCCTCAAAGAACAGAAACTTTCGTTTCCCTCCCTCGACCCACTTTGCTCCGAACGGTTTTTTCTTCCGGTCCTTCCGATCATAAACAGAGATTCCCATGGCATCCTCCTGAGTGGTTGCTATCTGGTTGCTGTTTATATGGCATAATAGGGGGGCTATACAAGACAATAGAGCACAATAGCTTTTCGCCTAACATGGCGCGTTAGTACTGTAAACATTGATTAAGCCAATAAAAAAGGGGGTTCGGATGAACCCCCTGAAATAATAGTGGCGGAGAGAGGGGGATTCGAGCGGTGGGGCGGTTTTAGGGGCTCCGGTCGGGGTGGTTGCTGGCTGGTTGCTAAAACTTGCGGGTGATTCCGATAATGATTCCGATTGGAATTAGGATAATGGTGGCTTTCCAGAAGGTGATGAGTGTTAAGAAAAAAGATGCGGAAAGGCGCTGGATTAGTGTTGGATCACGCGCCTCGGCATTAAATAGAAAGATTACGCCTGCGATTGGAAGAAACACGGCGAAAGGTGTTATTCCTGAGTCGGTGCCAAAAAACATAAACGCGGTTATGGTGGAAACAATGGCTGTAGTTATTTCTAATGGGTTGGTTCCGCTGGTGATGTTGTCTTTAAATGTTTTTTTCCAGTTCATGGGTTTAGGCTCGGAGGAGGGTTAGGCAACCTTTTCGCTGGATGGGTATTCCACCCGTCCAGAGGGTGATGTGTTTCGCGGTGTCTTGAAACCCCAGTGCCCGCGCTGTTGCTTTGACGGCTTCAACCTGGTCGGGGGTGGCTTCATCTTCGAGCCATTTACAGAGGCGGCGGATTTCTGGGTTGGTCTGCGGGCAGTGGGTGGCCGCAGGTTCGTCTTTGAAAACTTGCTGCGCTGGCTCTTCGGTGCGGTGGTTCAGCGTGATCATTAAAAGCTGTTCCATTTTTATTCCGAATGTGGTGCAGAGTTTTTCGGCTACTGCATCGGATATGGTGTCTCTTTTCCCGGCAAGAATACGGCCAATGGTTGGTTCTGAAATTCCTGTGGCCCGCGAAAGCCTTGCTTTTGTATCTATCGCGCAAGACTTCATTTCCCGCTGGATATACTGGATGAGATGTTTAGTTACTTTCATAGCCCACTTATAAGGCTCTTTCCTCTCTCTACGTGTCAAGCGTAAAAAAAAGTTAAAAAACCGCTTGCTGTCTTTCGCGCAAGACAGTATATCTATCCCCAACAACAGGAGAGCGGCGAATGAAAAACGGGAAATGTAATTTTATCGAACCCAATCCAGACTACCAACAAAAGTTGGTAGAGGCTATTGAGCAAACCGGGATGAAGGAAGGTCCTTTATGCCGGCTTTTTTTGCGTCAGGGACTAGATCGCTGGCAGAAAGAGGGCGTTTTAACGATTAAGAATCAGGCGGTGCCGCAGTGGTGAGTCGGAAGGATGGAGATTATTAAGGAGATCAAGGCGCAGGCGGCAACGCTGCAGGTGGCGGGGACGGAGCCAGGGGAGTATCGGATGACGGTGCTGGATCGGTTGGAGGGTCAGAGTGACCTGCAGCTGGTGACGCTTCGTGATGGGTTGGCGGTGATGGCGGAAGGCTGAGCCTTCACCCTACTTTTTTTGACGGGATAACAGGATTAGGAGGATGGGATGGATTTTAAAGATGCAGTGAATGGCGGGCGGATTGTTGAACTTCTCGAAGGGACGGGCCGGTTTGGCATGAAGGAGCTGATTGAGTGGCTGTATGGGAGTGATTTTTTTGAGGCTCCAGCGTCGACGCGGTTTCATGGCTGTTGTGAGGGAGGGCTGGCGGTGCATTCGCTGAATGTTTTTGAGCGGCTGCATGATTTGGTGGCGGAGCTGAAGGTGGAGGTTCCTGCGGAGAGTGTGGTGATTGCGGCGCTGCTGCATGACGTGTGCAAGGTGGGGCTCTATATCGAGACTCCGGACGGGAAGAATCCTTACAAGGTGAATAAGGAGAATCCGAAGGGGCATGCGGTGCTGTCGATTGAGCGGATTCAGAAGTTTATCGAGCTGACGGAGGTGGAGGAGCTGATGATTCGCTTCCATATGGGGGTTTATGGGCTGGTGGAGTTTGAGGAGAAGCGCGGGGAGTATTCGCTACGCGGGGGTGGGATGGCGCATGCGTGGTTTCATCATCCGGTGGTGAAGCTGATGTATTTCGCGGATGAGCTGGCGACGATTTCAGAGGCAACGTGACGTTGCATCCATCGGGCGGGCAGGCAGGAGCGCGTGAGCGCGTGAGAACAAGTTATGAAGTTTTTTGACGGTACAGAGGTTTTCGAGGTGAGCGATCCGGTGGATGCGTCGCGGTGCCGTTCGTCGTGGATGGATCATTGTCCGCCGGATTCGGATTGTATGCGGGCGCGGTTGGAATATTTGAAGGAAGAACCCACCCCGGCCTGCGGCCACCCCTCCGGTGGAGGGGATTTTCCGGAGCGGGTGCGGGGATCGCAGGCCGGAATGTCTGCGGTACAAGGAAGACAGTTGGAGCTGATTGAGAGGCGTGAAGCATGAAGAAACGGATTTTGACTACGGCGGAGGCGGCGGTGTTCCTGGGGGTGAGCCGCGGGGAGGTGATCCGCCTGAAGGAGGCTGGGCACCTGCGGCGTTTAAGGGGATTCCAGAGGCCGTTTAAGTTTTCGGATACGGAGCTGGAGCGGTATCTGCGCGAGGGGCTGGTGGCCGGCTGAGCGATTAATTTTTACGGGGCGGGCAGGGAGTCCGCCGGATAGAGAAACCAAATAAAGGAGAAAAAACCAATGGCAACGAATCCAATAGGAAAAGGCACGAAAACGATCGGGATCAATATGAAGCGGAAGATGGCCGATGAGCTGGAGCAGCGCGCGGTGCGCATGAACATCAGTAAGAGCCAGTATTGCAAGCTTGTGCTGGGGCAGTGGATTGACAGCGGGAAGAAGCTGGTACTGACGGAGGAAGGCTGAGCCTTCACCCAACTCTCCCGTCCTCGGGCGGGGGAGTTTTGCAGAATGATTTTTCGGCAAAATGATTTTTTGAGACGAATAACCACGGACAGGAGAAAAAACCATGTGCAAGGTGTTGATTAAAGAGGTGAAGAAGATTTTGAAGCCGGTGGACGGCAATAGCGACGGGCGGCCGTGGAAGCTGCATATCTTTGAATGTGTGGTGAGCGTGGACGGGTCGAAGGACGGGGTGCGCGTGATTAAAACCTTTGAAGAGGAGCTGGCGCGAAAGGTGTCGATGCTCGATGAGGGCAAGGAGCTGTGCTTTGAGGCGGAGCGGCGGCCCGCGGGATCGGTCTATGAGTATACGCTGAAGCGGCCGAAGGCGGCAGGCGGGCATCGGAACCGCGGCGGGAAGGGCGGGGTGGATCCGTTCGGCCCGACGAACCGGCAGGCGGCGCTGGGCTATGGTGTTCAGTTTGAGATGGTGCGGGCATCTCAGGAGGGGGATTCGCCCGATCGGTCGAGAGCACTGACGGAGGCGGATACGTTTCTGGCGTGGCTTGAGCAACGTGACGTTGCATCCACAGAGGTGGGGCGGTCATGAAGAATTTAACGACGAAGGGATTGAAGCTGACGGCAGAGGGTCCGACGGAACAGCGGATTCTCGAGTATTTGAAGAAGAATGCGTCTGTCGCTCTGACTGAAAAGATATCCGCCGGGAAGAAAACGATTGCCGGAGCCGTTATGTATGCGAAGGGCGAGGCGCGGACGCTGGCTAAGGGTTCCGGCTGTGTTTGCGTGGATGACGCGACGGTGTTCGGTTGGGTGATCCACTTTTTCGAGGAGGACTCCATTAAGGAGGGGGCGAAGCCGAAGAAGGGCGTGGCCCGCCAAGTCCGTACCGCTGGCAAGGCAAAGCCTGCACCGAAGAAGAATGAACAGACGGATTCGAATGTGCTGGATTTCTTTTCGGGTTTGGGAATGGGAGCGAAGTCGTGAAGGCGGGGCGGTCAACGGATTATGCGGCTCTTTCCGCTCGCGCTATAAAGCGCATTCGGGCGTTTGACCGGGCGGCGGGGTTCGGGCCGGGCGGGGCGATGCCGAACCGCAACCGGTTTTATCTGTATTTGACGCAACGCGGAAGCGATGTGCAGGTGCGGACGGTGGCGGTGAAGGCGCGGGCGCGGCAGGCCGAGCCCGTACTGAAGGAGGTGCAGCGCGCTAGTGTGGAAGATCCGTGGATTCACATTAAGGATGTGGCGCTGTATGGCATGGGCGGTTATGTGGTGGATTGGTCGCCGGAAGGGTTTGGCGTTTCGCGTTTCGATTATATGGGGCGCTGGGAAGATGAACCCTGGGCGCTGCGGTGCATGTGGAAAATCAATGCGCCGCTGGTGAATCCGGAGCTGCTGAAGCGCACGCGGCGCTTTCGCTATACGGACTATGCGTCAAGTTCGGCTCACATTTTGGATTATCTGAAGGTGTTTGATGAGCATCCGGAGATTGAATTTTTATCGAAGATGGGGCTGGGGCGTTTCTGTACGAAGGTTTCCATTGTTCGGAAGCTGAAAGCTGACCGGAAGTTTCGGCAGTTTTTCGGACGGCATGCGGACGCGATTCAGACCAGCCAGTGGGGTGTTCCGGTGATCCTGAAGGCGTACAGCAAGGGGGTTTCTTTTGTTGATGCCTGTTGGCAGATCGAGGCCCGCAGGGAGTTCCGTGGGTACGGGCTTCCGCTCAACATTTGCGCGCTGAAGGCGGCTAGGTATTCCGAGTGTCGCGGATTTTCGCGGCGTGATTACACTGAGTATTTGCGCAACTGCAAGGAGTTGAAACTGGATCTAGCCGATACGAAGGTTTCTTTCCCGAAGCAGTTCAAGGCGCGTCAGCAGGTTATTCAAGACCAGGTGGATGCGATCCGCGCCCAGCGCGATGCGGCGAAGAATGCGCAGATGAACCGCCAAATCGCGGCGCTGTCCAAAAAGTTCCAACCCTTGGAAAGCCGGGGCGGAATTTACGAGGTTGTGATTCCGAGTTCGAGCGCGGAGTTGTATGCCGAGGGCGAGGCCCTGAAGAACTGTCTGCGGGTCGAGAAATTCGGGCCCAGTTATGCGGCGCGGATCGCGGCTGGGAAGTCGCTGATTGTGTTTGTGCGGCGGGCCAGCCGTCCGGGCGCGGCGTTCGTGGCGGTGGAGTTCGACCGCAAGTGTGGGCGGGTGTCCCAATGCTACGGGATCCAAAACAGCCCGCCACCCAAAGCGGTGCGCGAGTTCGCAGAGCGCCTGTTTGCTACCCCGAAACAGATCGAGGCAGCAGCATGAGTGTTGTTGTTCGTTCTCCGTGGGCGCGCCGCATTTTGCTTCGTGTTTTGAATGCGCAGGATAAGCAGATGGAGCTGGCGATATGAAAAAGGTGATCTTTGAGCCAGTGGTTGAGGTCCCGGAAGGGGTCCAGTGTGTGGATTTGACGCGTCTGCTGGGAAAGCAGATTTCCAGAAAAAACCAATTTGCAGCGATGCAATCGCTTTCCCGTATGTCGCGGGGGACCCGGATGCTGGTTACTTATAGAACGGCCAGTGTTCGGGGATTTTTTTCCAGGGGTTGGAATTGGCTGCGGGTCGGGTCGGTGCCGGTGAGCCGGTGGGAGTTCTGTGCGCTGTGGGCGGTGGCCGGCGCGTTCGGGGTGGGCGTCCCGCTGGCGGTGGTGTGGGTGGTGATTTGGGCAACGTGACGTTGCATCCATGGGGCGGGCCGGGTTTGGCCAGTAAGGAGATTCTATGGCGAAGCAGTTGAGTTTTGCAGATGAGCGGATGAGAAAATTGGATCGAGAGGATCCGGAAAAGGAGAATGAGATGAAGATGTTTATTGGAGTGAAGATGGTGACGGCGCTGGCGATGACCCGTGAGGAGTTTAACGGTACGCCTTACGATGAGCCTGTTGAGGCGGGGGAAACACCGTCTGTGACTGATGGCTATAAAGTCACTTATCCCGACGGGTACAAAAGCTGGTGCCCGAAGGCGCAGTTTGAAGAAGCGAACCGTGCGTGTGATGCAATGCCGTTCGGGCATGCGATTGAGGCGGCGCGGAAGGGGCTGAAGATTGCCCGGGCCGGGTGGAATGGAAAAGGGATGTTCCTATTCATCTCTTGTCCGGGCTCAAAAGAAGTCGCGGCTGAAAACATTTGGTCGGAGCATGGGCGCAAGTTCGCCGAAGAGAACGGCGGCACGGTTACGGTGTTGCCCTATCTCCTGATGAAAACGGCGGATGATTGTATCGTTCCGTGGCTGGCATCGCAAACGGACATGCAGGCGGATGATTGGCAGGTTGTGGGCTGATTTACACGAATTCTGCCGGGCCGCCTTCGGGCGGGAATGGCAATGAGGTTCCCCGGCAAGACCTCATTGATTGGCGGTGTATTGACACCCGAGAGCGATCTGGAGCCAACCGACCCATACAGGGAATCCAGGAGCCACAATTTTGAAGGGATAACAGGATGAAGAGGATTGCATCAAAGAGGGATCGATTTGCGCCGGATCTGAATGTGCCGGTGAGCCGAACGTTCTATATGTCGCGTGCGGCGGCGTTGAGCTTCGGAAAGTTGTTGCATGGAATCGAGTCGTTGAGCTGGCCGGATGATGCGGCCGCGAAGGTGAGTGATGGGCATGGAGGGGCGCGGTTCAAGACGTGGGATGAGGTGATGGTGGATCGCCGGAAGCGTCAGGCTGAAGAGCTGAGGAATAAGCGCAGGTCATACGAAAAAGAATCGCGGTGGGTTCGGTTGTGGGCGGCGTTTAATCCGCACTGGTGTTATCACGGCTGGTTTCTTTGCCTGAATGAGATGGGTTCGACGGAGAATCAAGGGATTCGCGGGGTGAATGATTCTATGCGCGCAGCCCTGGGGATTAGCCAGATGGATGATGATGAGTGGATTCAGGAGTTCGCGGTGAAGTTTTCACGGAAGATTGATTTTAATGGGTATCCGCGCGGGTCGGTGCTGTTGAAGGTGTGTGGGGACGGAAATCAATTGAACGAGATTCTTGCGATCCATCCGCATGAAAAGAGGGAGTGCAAGTGGCAGCAGGACTGGGGATTCATTGTATGAATAAGGATTTTGATTCGGAGGATGGGTTTTTGCTGCGCGCGGTGGATCGGGCGGCGCGTGTGTTGGGGATTTCGGCGTTGGATGCCTCGCTTCGGATGAGGGAGCAGGTGGTGGCGAGGCAGAAAGATGAAAGCCGAAAGATGAAAGATGAATCTGGAACGCCCGGGCTGAATGGGGCGGAGTGCCGGGCGGTGATGCTGGGGAAGTTGGGGAGAACCGGAAAGATAAACCAGAAAGATGAAGGGGGACGGGGATGAAGGATCAAAAGGTTGAATGGTGGAGCTCTACGGATGAGGAGAATTACAGCAACGGGCCGCACGGGTGCCGTGAGGATGCGATTCTGGCTCTGATTGCTGAGGATTCGCTGGAGGTGGATGACGGGCTGCTGGTCGGTAAGCGGGGTGTGCTGGATTTCTCTGTTTCCGGGGAGTGCGTGTGTGAGTCGATTTCTGAGCAAGCATCTGAACAGGTCGGCGAGCTTTGCGATTGGTGGCCGAATTTTAGCAAGGGCGAGGCGGAGAAGTTGGGGGATGAGCTGACGGCGGCCCTGGTGGCTTTTTTGCAGAGGAACGATTTGATGCCGCCGTTTTTTCCGATTGTGGATTCGGAGTCTGTGAGGGTGACAGAGGATCTGTTTAAGAGGGCGAATCAATGAAGTGTTTGATTGTTCGGAAGCAGTATCTGGATTTGATTTTGTCCGGGTTGAAGATTTGGGAGATGCGGTCCGCCTGGACGAAGATTCGCGGGACGATCGGTTTGATCGAGGCGGGGACCGGGACGGTGGTGGGGACGGTGGATTTGACGGGTGTGCTGCTGGAGCTGCCCGAAGATCAGCGGGCGAAGTTTTTTAATGCGCATCGGGTTCACGATTTGCAGCTACTGGCGAAGTGGCGCTTTCCGTGGGTGCTGGAGAATGCCCGGCGGTTTGAAACGCCGGTGGCTTATAAGCACCCGCGCGGCGCGATGATTTGGGTGGATGTGGAGATGAAGGATGAAGTGGGAACTATGAAATATGAAGGGGGTCGGAGATGAGTTTTGATTCTGGGAGTGTGAGTTTTCGAATTTTACAGGGTGCGCTGAATGTCGATGAGGTTCTGCTGAATTTGCTTGTTATGTGCTTCAGTGATCGGAAGAAGCAACAACTTGGCGAATTACTGACGGACTTAAGCCGAGCAAAGGCGGCTCTCAAACAACGCGCCGCATCTGAAACATTTGCGATCAACG